CTTCAATGAGACGATAGCTATCTCCATCGAAAGCCCAATCTCCTAACTCATTAATAAGATAGTCTGCGTCACCTAAGCTCTGCTCAATTCTATGGACCCAGCCATCAACTCTCTCAATAGTAAGATCATCTAGGTCGTAGTGATCTTCTATTGCGTGAAACCTACTCACAGCCATAGACAGATCGTGCCATGCTTGAATCATCTTATCATGAAGGCGAGACTTCTCTTGTTCTAGTTTAGTTCGTTCAGATAGCGGCATAAAGGCATCCTTGGTTAATAGTTAATAGGTTAGCTTTGAGAACAGATTGGAAAGTTGTAAAAGTGGTTTCAGGGTCAGGAACATTTGCAACAAATGTGTCATTCTGGTACGGGTTGTAAGTGACCCACACATCGCACTTCTCTTTGAACACATCAGTAGTATGATTCATGGTAGAGGGAGAAATAATAGTACCTCTGACGAATGCGTGAACATTCTTCTTACCTTCTCGACGCACCTTTTCTCTACCAGCAGGTTGCACAGAGAACTTTACATCTTTCAGGTAGAGGCTCTGCCAACGCTGTAGGTGCTTAATTACCTTGCCATCTCTACGGATGGACATACAGCCATTGTGCAGGTTACGGTAGACCTCGACGCGATCACCATGGTTCAGCTTGCCATTTCTTATCTTGTTCATGCCCCTATTTTACCACAGTTTGAGCCAATTGCAAGCCCTTTCTCGAATTTCTTTCAAACCAGTCAGGAGTAGGTCTACCCCAGTTCCACTCCGCTATGTCAGCCTTGTCACCCATGTAGTAGCCTCTGTAAGCCTCCACAGCGCACGATCTCTTGTACTCTAAGGGCATCGCTTGTGGGAAGGGCGTTAGGCCAATCTCGGGCATCCCATGAGGAGTGTGGGCTAGGTCATGGATAAGCTCTCCAGACTTATGGTGCTTGCCCCTGCGCCTGACGAACTCCACCAGAAGCTCATGGTAGAGCGTCCAAGCCCAGCGGTAGTTAGCACCAGACTCGCGTATCCATTTCGTGCATGGGTGATTAAGATGAGCTTGTTTATAAAGATTCTGAGCTTGTGGAGTATCATAGACACGATGGGCAGTAGAGAGCATCTGAGCAGTCTCAAGGATCATTTTGACGCAATGCTTGTCGCAATGCATCTGCGCTGCAACTCTAGGATTTTTATCGAGAATGAATATGTTCATGGCTATATAATAACACAGGAGCTACGAATGGCAAGCAAAAAATCAGAAAAGAAAAAAGGACGTTGTTGGAAAGGGTACAAGCCAACACCAGGAAAAGTACCATACTCACCTGGATCTTGTATGAAAGAATCATACCAGAGACTAGGCTACTTATTTTTAGAGAAATCGGCAGCATGGCAAAGAAAAGAAGGTAAGAATAAAGAGGGTGGATTGAATGCTAAAGGCAGAGCTTCTTATGAAGCTGCAAACCCTGGTTCTGATTTAAAGGCTCCCCAACCCGAAGGTGGTTCTAGAAAGAAATCATTCTGCGCTAGAATGGGCGGTATGAAGAAAAGACTTACAGGTGCTAAGACTGCCAACGACCCAGACTCTAGAATTAACAAAGCACTTCGCAAATGGAAGTGTTAGTCGGCTATATAAAATAGGAGCTTAAATCATGCAAGAATACTACAGACCATACTCAATAATCCTCAAAGGGGATGATGCTACTGCATCAGGAATTACACTTAAAGACTCAGGAGGGACAGCACTTGAATGTAACTACCTCTCAATTACTGCCTCTGGGACTGGAAACACGGGCTATTTCAGAGCTATGCCTATTCCAAAAGATCCTCTTGATGCTGATATTCTAACGACTGCTTATGCTCAAACTGCTACTGCTGCTGCTTCACTAATCTTTACTGCACCTGCAAGTGGTGTTGTAGGTCAGTATGCCAGCACACTTAATGGGTCTATGGATTTTGTTATGTCAGATACCGATAGGTTCGACACAGTATACATCCAGCAAAGTGATGCAAGCGATACACTCTATATGCTTACTTACGGCTATGTTAAAGGACCATCCAATCCCTTAAGAGGCTTTGATAGACCTACAGGTAAATAAATGGGATTGTTTGCTAGGTTCTCCCCTGGATTAATAACACCTAAAGGTGCAGCGAGGGATAGAAGAAAAAGAAAGGGTGGATTAAAGAACGCTACTTGTGTGTTTTTCTCAGATAGAAACAACTGGGTTCAACTAACTATGAATCCTGCTTACGGTGGAGGAGTTGGTAATGGTTATAGTGCTACTCTCTACTATACTGGAACTTCAGGACGCTTCAACCTTCGATTGTATAAGAATAGTGATGGATCATTAGTTGGTCAAAAAACAGTAACAGGTGGAATGGCAAATTTACCAGCAGGGGTCGCAGCAAACGCAGCTATGTCTCCTATAATAACCTGCACAATGAAGGGGACAATTGCTAACACTAAAGCGTTCTCCTCTGGTGTAACCTTTGCTGATGCTAGAGGCTTCCGAGGTGGAAGAGGTTAACTTATATTAGCCTCTGAGTTCTGTTCCTGTTTTTTCATTACTGAGTCGTGCCTCTTCATTCCAAGTAATCCATAACCTACGATATCTTGGTAAGGGTTTTCGTCAAACGCTTCAGCGTCATTAGCAATTCTGAATAGTTTATCTAGAATCCTAGCGATAGTGAGCAGATCGTCGTACTGGCTAAGTTCGATACCATTGGGAAACATTTGACGTAGACATTCTCCACTCCTACCAAACGAATCTCCGTAAGCATCTTGCTTCTGTTGAACTAAATCTCCAACCTGTGCCCCTATCCTATCAAAATTATTGTGCATCTTTTTTCTCCTCTCTTCTCTTTTCCGAAAGATAGTCCACACCCTTCTCCACAAGTCTAAGTCTTCTGTATGAGGCTAAAGCAATAGCCACAACCTGACGAGATGCAATACTTCCATCAACGAAGTTTGCATACATCTCAACGTCATCTAAATAGTTACGCAAATCAAGAGAAAGCTCTTTAACCCCAAGCATACACTTTGCTGTATGGTGAATAAAAGATTCAATAGGCATCAGAACCAGACGGGAACAGGATCTCCTAACTTCATAGCCACTTCACTTAACTCTGCGTATAAAGCTTTTAAAGCGTTTGCAGAATCCATGTGAGCCCCCTCACTTGAGATGTGGCTCTTCTTAGTATGAGCATCCATCATTCTACTGAACTTGGCTTCTAACTCTTTTCTCTTCTTTTGGAGTTCTTCCATTTTCTTCCTCTATGCTTTTAATAATGTTTAGCAACTCAGTATAGGCAGCAAGCCTACCTTTTGCGTATTGCTCTATCGAATTTCCTGTGTCTGTCTTATACTCATTATTTAATATATCCAGCCAATGAGTTTGCTGGTTTTTTAAGTGCTGTACGAGTTCATTCATCGTTTAAAATCAAGTAATAAGACTACGCGATCTGTCTCACTATGATTATAGGCGTAATGCTCAATAGTATCATCAAATACTAGGCATTTTCCTTCTTCCCATCTCATAGGCTCATCGCCCACTACTAATAGACATCGAGAGGGCACAATCAAACCTAGGTGACAGCGAAGTACCTCTTTTGTAAAACCAGTATGGGGTTTTATGTCGGTACTATAGTTCAGGATGGAGAATGAAGCGTTTACTAAATTAGGTATAGACTCTAGTAGCTTCCAGGTCTTAGGACATTTCTTCCTGTTCTGCGCGAAATCAGTCCCAAAGAATAAAAAGGGAGACACATCCCACTCACCTGTGTACAAATCGTCTTCAGGATACGGAATTGTGTTCGCTTGATTATATTCAGAACGAATCTCCTCCCAGTTCTCCTCAAGATCCTTTATAAAAGGAAAACGAGATGTGTCGTAAAACATTTATCGGGCTTCTTTAGGTCCGCGTCTGCGACCCTTATTTTCACCGTCTACTAATGCTTCTCTAGTAACCCAAGCACCTCTGCCTGTATCACCCTTAGAGCCTCTTTTTCTGCCTTGCATACGCTCACGCATACCGTCTTTGACCATTGCCATCTTAGCTTTACCGCCTTTCTGGAAACGAGCCTGATCTCCACAACATTCAGAAGTGCAAGAACTTAAACATACTACAGCAAGGACTGCAATAACAGCCCACATTAAGTTTTTTTCAGTTAAATACTTTTTCATAGTTAAATCTCCTTCATTTGTGTAATTTCTACACCTGCTTTATTTAGTAAAGTTAGACCTCTTTCCTCTCTGTAATTCTCAAAATAAACTACTCTTTTTATACCTGCTTGAATTATGAGCTTTGAGCAATCAAAACAAGGGCAACAAGTAACATATACTGTTGCGCCTTCGGATGAATTAGTAGAGCGAGCAAGTTTTGTGATTGCATTTGATTCTGCATGTAAGACTTCTGGCTTTGTGTAGTAGTGGTCAACATGGTCAACATATTCACACTTATTATCAAAGCCCCTAGGAGTTCCATTGATGCCCTCTGCAATGATATGCGTGTCTTTGACGATTAAACATCCTACTTTCCTCCTTTGTGCATGGGAGAGTTTTGCTAACTCTCTTGCCATGTTCATGTAAGTTCTATCTAATTTATCTTGCTTCATGATGGTACACCCGATAGGATTTGAACCTATGACCTACGGATTAGAAGTCCGTTGCTCTATCCAACTGAGCTACGGGTGCTTAGTCTCCTTTTACTATCCTGTAGCTATCTTCTTCAAAATGCTCAGTAGAGAACTCGAACAGTTCACAGTCCTCAATAGCTTCCATCTGATGAGCCATCATAGGTGTGATATCAAAAACATCCCCTGGAGTCATGATAGTTTCAATAGCTTCATCTAAGTCCCTGTTAAAGCCATAACGCAGAATAATCTTACCTGATTGCAGGTAGAATGTCTCTGTCTTCTTTTCATGGTAGTGATACGAACACTTCTTCCCCTTCTCAAAGAAGAGGAGCTTACCGCAATACGCTGGAGAGTTATGAATCCACAACTCATAACCCCAGCCTTTAGGATGATACTCTGATTTCTTCATTTAATTTCTACTATATTGGTAGGATGGATGGGACTCGAACCCATACTTGATAGATTTTAAGTCTATTGCCTCTGCC